ACTGGAGCAGTCCTTCAACACGCTCGACGCACAACGGGAGGCTTCCGAGGCATTTATCAACAGCCAGCGGCACGAAGGTTGGTTGCCGCTGCAGCAGAAGTACGACGACGGCGGCTACACCGGCGCCAACATGGACCGGCCCGCGCTGAAGCGGTTGCTGGCCGACGTCGAATCTGGCGTGGTGAACTGCGTAGTGGTCTACAAGGTGGACCGGTTAACACGCTCACTGCTTGATTTCTCCCGGATCATCGAGGTCCTTGACAAAAAGGGCGTGACGTTTGTGTCGGTGACGCAACAGTTCAACACCACCAACTCGCTGGGCCGCTTGACGCTGCACATCCTGCTGTCCTTCGCGCAGTTCGAGCGCGAGATGATCTCGGAACGAACGCACGACAAGATGAGCGCCGCGCGGCGCAAAGGAAAATGGGTCGGTGGCAATCCGGTGCTCGGTTATGACGTCGCGCCGCAAGGCGGCTCTCTGTTGGTGAACGAGGTAGAGGCCCAGCGGGTGCGCGAGATCTTTGGGCTCTACCTTGAGTTCGGGTCGTTGATCCCGGTGGTAGAAGAACTGGACCGCCGCGGATGGCGCATGAAGGCCTGGACGACACGCGAAGGCCGGCAGGCGGGCGGGAAACCGATTGCCAAGAACAGCCTCTACAACATGCTGACGAACATAATCTACACCGGCAAAGTCGAATACGGCGGCAAGGTCTACGAGGGAGAACACGAGCGCATTACCGACGACGACATTTGGAACCGGGTCCAGAGTACCCTGGGCCGCAATGGCCACCGTGGCGGCCGCAACATCGGCAACAAGCACGGCGCATTGCTGAAAGGCCTGGTGCGTTGCGCCAGTTGCGACGCCGGAATGATCCACACCTACGTCAACAAAAAGACCAAGCTGTACCGCTACTACGTGTGCGTGAAGGCTCACCTGCGAGGATGGGCGCAGTGTCAGACGCGATCGGTCTCGGCGCCAGCCATCGAGGACGCAGTGCTGGATCAGCTTCGCGGTATCGGCCGCAACCCGACTGTGCTGCGTTCGGTACTGCGAGAGATCGAAGAACGCCGTCAGCGAGATGCTTCGGGGATCCAGCGGGAGAAGGCGGACGTCGAATCGGAACTGAAGGGAATCGCGCAGGAGATGAGTGTTGTAGCACGGACGGCTGGCACCACGTCGTCCGCGACGGATCGCCTCGCCGAGTTACAGGATCGCGCACAGCACCTCAACAACCGCCTGCCGGAACTGCTCAGCCAGATGGCCCGCATCGAGGCGGAGGCCGCCGATCCCAAGGAAGTGGAGACAGTGCTGGAGGAGTTCGATCCATTGTGGGAGCAATTGTCGACATGGGAACAGGAGCGGTTCATCCGAACCCTGGTCGACCAGGTCCGCTATGACGGCAAGACCGGAACGGTGACGGTCGGATTCCGATCCGGCGGTGCGCGCAATCTGTGCGACTGGGCGGCTGATCGATTCCGAGGGACGCAAGAATGATCAACAGTGCAACTGAAATCCAATTCCGTCTTTACGCGAGCAAGAACAAGGAGAGAGGCACCACGTCGGAGGCCCCCTCCTCCCACCGGGGCCGTCTTCCGAGAGTCGCCCAGGTGCTGGCACTCGCGGTACATTTCCAGGACATGATCCAGCGGGATGAGGCGCGCGACTACTCGGACCTGGCCCGACTTGGTTGCATCACGCGGGAGCGGATGAGCCAGATCATGGAACTGATCTGGCTCGCGCCGGACATCCAGCGGGAGATCCTGGAGTTTCCGCCGAACAGGACGGGGCGATTTCCGGTCAGTGAAGTCGCGGCACGGCGAATCGCGGCTCGTTTGGATTGGGTAGAACAGCGGGAGCTGTGGCGTAAGTTGAAGCAAGACTGTCACTTAGACTGATCGCCCGATCAGTTTAATTTCCACAGGTTATTCACCCCAGAATGGCTGTCAACCGATATTTGCCGAACAAAATCAGTGCTTTGCGTTGTGGGTAGTTTCGCATTTTCTTCGCCGTGCTATTCTGAGGCAATCCACTGCGATTATCAGCGCAGGATAGGCTCTCAGCCCCTCCCGAGCGGGTCAGCGTCGGGAGTTAAAGCACGTGGCCGGCGAAGCACAGCCATGCACGGAGCCCCACGTGATTTTTGGAGGCTACCGTGCCCGCATTTTTCGACCTACCTTCGTTTTTCCGCCGCGTTTCGAATCCTCTCCTCCAGCGGTTCTTCAGCGACCCGCCCGCGTTCACGGGCTTCGATTGGGCGGCCGCCAGCGCCAGGAAGATTGAGCCAATCCTGCAACGCTTCAATGCAATGACACCCGCAGAGCGCGGCGATGCATTCCAGGTCTTCCGCCGCGCGGAGTCGTTGGCGAGTTCCATGGGGACGCAGGTTCTCATCGAGGCGAGCCGGGACAAGGGCGGTGAGGTGGCCGGCAAACTGGCGGCCATGAACAGTGCCCACGACCGCGCATTTTGGATGTGCCTGGAACATCCGGACATCATTGACGGTGCGAGGACGCTGGCCCGCATCGAATCGCTCCCGAAGAGGATGTGGGAGTCGCGCCAGGGTCTTCCGGTGCGGCAGTTGGAGGTGACCAACAACGTCAAGTCGGAACTGAGCCGCCAAATCATCGAGATGTTTCAACCCGAGCAGTTCCGTGGGGAACATTGCGTGGTGGAGCATGTGCGGCGGGAGGGTGGTATCGAGTGCTTCTTTGCCTATCCGGCCGATTACTCGGATGAACGGGAAGGCTACGACCTGGAGGGACATTTCGAACGGACGCACTGGAATCCGGCATTCAAGATCCTCTTCGCTTACCACTCGTCGGACGGATCGCTCGACATTTACGCTCAGGGCGGAACCAAGATCCGAAGCCGCTTGGCCCACATTTTCGCTCGCGCGGTCCTCGGGGCTGACCGGGATCTGATGCTCCCCGAACTCGACTGCTTCGATTTGGAGCTGTTGAAGGATCCCAACCTGACGTTCCCGACGAATGCATCCGATCTCATCCGGCTCGTGCGGATTCAGTCGATGAAACTCAGGTTTCACGGCAGTAAGCCCGCAGTCTTTGAGGTTTCGATTGACGGACGCCGGAAGCAGGGATCCATCCACGAGGCAATCGCCGACAAGTTCCGCGAACCGCATGCCGGGTTGGCGACGGCCACACTGACGAGTGTGGTCCTACAGGCTTTCTTTCAGACTCCTGCCGGGAAAGAGAAGAGCCACAGCTTCAGGATCTCCTCCCCGTCTTTTTGCGACCTCGAAGACTCACCCGAGGAGCAGGTCCTGCGGGGCTATTTGCCTGTCTGGGGAATTCAGAAAAATGCGATCCGTCTGGAAACTGCTGCTTGATCGGCTGGCGGCCGGCGAGGTGACGATTAGCGCCGACGAAGTGCGCCGATGGGACAAGAACCAGTGGCAGGAGGTTATCGCGCTCGGGTTGCTCCGGGAAACGGAGCTGGCGACAGCCGTCGTCTGCGATCAGTGCGGCGATGCGCATTGGGCCGAGGTCTATTGGGTGACGCCCGGAGTAAAGGCTTGTTTCGGGTGCGATGCCGAGGGCGTCATTGATATCGAACTCGACCGGCTGCGGCAGTGGCGAATTGACGCGGACCGCGTGGCTGGCCTCGTGGCGGGCTCCCTCGAAGTCTCCTCCCCGATTGAGATTCTACTGCTCGAGCGCCTTTGGCGCGTTGGCAGACGGCGCCTGGGTGGACGGTACCGGGATATCTTCTTCGGCGTTCCCGCCGGTCTGCCCGTCGCGGAGATGTCGGCGGCGATTCGGGCATCAATCGGCCCGGGCTCGGCCTTGCTGCTTACGATTGGCGCCAACGGGAATCCGGAAGGCCTCCCCTCTGGCCAACACTTTCTCGATCTTGCTTCGGTATCCCGCGTGGAAGGTGGGCGTGTGGTGATTGATTTGGACTACGTGGAAGAGCGGTTGGCCGGGGAAGCGCCATCCGCCCGAAAAACCTCGCCAACCATTCCGGTCCCTGCCGGAGCAACCTGGCGAGACGTTTCGATCATCGTCTTCGACGGAATGTTGCGGATCACGGTCCGCGGCAAGGTTCATGAAACTGATTTTGCCGAACTTGGCGTCGACCAGCGGTCTCAGCCCATCGAGTTGTTGAAGCTCTTCGCGGCGGCGCGGGGGACGATGGATACCACGAAGATCCAGGAGCTGGTCTCTGGAGATGGGGCGGTGAAAATGCGGGTCCTGCGGCTCCGTCAACTCCTGCAGGAGCAAATTGGCGTGGATGGCGATCCGATTGAGAATCACCGGAAGGCTAAAGCCTACGTATGTCAGTTTGAGATTCGTCTGGCTGGAGACGACGGCTTCCGAACGCCGGCAGGCGTGACGTGGCTCGATCTGGCATTCCATGAGCGGGTCGATGGCCGAATTCTCGTGACTGTTCCTGAGAGGCAGCAGTTCCGGGCACGCGGGGCGCAGAACCGAAGCGGCGAAAGCGTCGGAGAGGTTGCCGAGGAGCGTGGAACTGTAACGCGGACCTACGCTCTGGAGGAGATGGGCCTGCGAACTGAGGCGGGCCAGCTAACCTCAGAAGGCGCGGCCTTCACCGACTTGCTCCGTGCCGGTGGCATTCTCCCGCGCGGCGGCAACGACGTCGTGGTGCTCGAACTCGCCGCACAACTCCGGGAGTGGACCGGCCTCGACGGTGAACCTCTCCGATTGCTCGAAGCCTCCCGGTCGTGGACGGCAGTCTTCGCGTGCTCGAGCGAGTTCAAGGCGGCAAAGAGCGCTGGCGCCGTTGTCGGCAGCCGTCCGCGCCCCGGCGGGGTCGATTGATCCTTGCGCCATCAACGCCCCCCGCCTCGGCCTAGGCGAGCGGCGGAAGTTCAGCAGCGTAGTCAGACAGCACGTCGGGAGTTCCGGCGCGCCGGAAGTCATTCCAGCAGGCCACGACGTACTTCGGCGCGCGGGTCATCGTGGAATTGAATCGCTGTAGCTCTGTCCTCGTTTCGGCGAAGTGCGGACTATTCGCGGCTTTCACAACCATCAAGTGGAGCGGCAGACCCAGCACTGCCGCCAGGCGGTCGCCAATCATGTAGTTGCGTAGAAGTTGATAATAGTGACTGCAGTCCGGATCTGAAGTCGCTGGCAGGGGCTTCGAGAAAGTGACGAGATCCTGCAGGCCGCGAGTCCAATACTGGCAGTACGGACGCTTGCGCCTGTCCATGTGGATCTCGGGACAACGCTCGTCCTCGAACCGGCTGCATCGTCCCAGGATGGATCTCCGCTTGCATTCGGCAACAACCAACGACTTGCCGGAAATGACGATCACGTCCGGCTCCGTTTTCTGTCCCTCCGGCTTTCCGTCCCGATAGTTCTCGACTGCCGACAGCACTTCCCGCAGTGGTTCCCAAACCGATGCACCGTCCTGCTGGATCTCAAAGCCCCACAGCACCAAGCGTGCATCCTTGAAGCTCTCATCCGGAGTCTTCAAAAGGCTGGCGAGAACAGAGCCGAGCTTGCCGGCGCGAAGGAGACCGAAGAAGCAGTCCCACGTCAACTTGTCTTCCGAGACTGGGCTCAGGATTTTCGTCTGTGTGCGCTGTGGCAGAAGGTCGTAAACCGGATGCTTGAGTGGATTGACGCCCATGGTCTCCGAGTAGAAACCACAATGCTAACAGGATGTTGTAGTGCCCATCCTGCTCATTGCCGCGCACTGGGCCGCCCCCGCTCTCGCGAAAGTAACGTGTTACCGTCGGCCGCGCTCGTCGCGGAAAAAATATTTAGCCAACATTTGATTTGTTTTCAGTGGCATAGCAAAACGCAGGCCGTCCTAGTGCTCCGTTCGGTCACATGTTACCCAGCCAGTAGCAGAGGACACGATGAGCACAGACGCCTCCGCTACCCCAATCAAGAAAGCAGAAACGCCGGACCCGATTGATTCTGTCCCGCCAACCGAGTCGCTGGTGCGGGCCGCCCTGGATGACATCGCCTTGCTGGTGGGCGGCGCGGCCGCCTTGCACCAGTTGGAAGATGACCTGGTCTGGACGCTGACCAAACGCATGGACCGGATTCGAGTCCGGTTGCTGCGGGATCTGAAGGGCCTTGCCCACCGCGACGAATTCGAGCCGAAGACGACAAAACCACCCCGAGTGCACGCCGCCGTCGAGGAATTCCTGATCCGCAACCGCGCGGGGATGGGGGAGTGACGCCGCCATGAAACAAGCCAAGCGCTTTTCCCAACTCACCGCTCCCAGGCAAGCCCTGGTTCGGTTGCTCCAGTCGGTCAACTTCGGCTACCTCGAAGGCCTCGAAGTCCGCAGCGGCGAGCCGGTGTTCAACCCCGCGCCGACGGTATTCGTCGAGGTGAAGCTGGACACCGGCAACGAACCCCGCCCGGAAATGGACCTGATGGACTTCGAACTGGGGAATGAAGTCATTCGGCTGGTGGAGCAGCTCGATGAACTGGGCAACGGCAACATCGAGCGGATCGATGTTCGCTATGGCATTCCGCGGCGGGCCCTGATTGAGCGCCCTATCCAAGGGGTACGGCGATGATGCCGGCGGGCGCCATACCCCTGGCTGATGTCACTCCGTACCTGCTCCAGCAGACGGCGCTGCGGGCCAGCCTTCTGCAAACGAGCTTCGGATTCGCCGCGGATGATTGGGATGATCTCCGGCAGGATCTGGCACTGGACTGCCTCAGGCGCCTGCCCCGGTTCGACGGATCGCGCGGGAGCTGGAAAGGATTCGTCCACGGCGTCGTTCGCAACCACGCCTGCGTCTTGGCATCGCGGCAGCTTCAACGCCGGCAGTTCCAACCGGTGGAATTCGACGGCGACTCCGAATTGCCGGACGGCAGTTTGACCGGCAAAGCAGATCAGGCACCAGCTGAGGACTTCCGTCCATTTATGGAACTTGGCCTCGACACGGAGCGTGTCCTCGCCGGACTGCCGGAGGATCTGCGAGCGATCGCCCGGTATCTCGCCGAGATGCCCGTATCGGCCGTGCGCCGGAAGACCGGACTTTCACTGGCCCAGGTAAATCGGCGAATCAGACAAATTCGCGCGGCGTTCATGGCGGCAGGCTTCGCGCCGGGGGACTGCGGGGTTGCCCGATGATACTTCTCCCCATCTCCAGCATCCGGCTCGACGGCGGCACCCAACCGCGCGCGACCATCAATCCCCAGACCGTATCCGACTACATGAACGACATGGACAGCGGTGCGGAATTCCCGCCTGTGGATGTCTTCTACGATGGCCGTACTCACTGGCTTGCCGATGGCTTCCACCGTATCAACGCTGCGGAAAAGGCCGGCCGCGGCGACATTGCTTGCGAAGTGCATCAGGGGACTCAGCAGGACGCCCAGTGGTACAGCTTCGGCGTGAACAAGGGTAACGGACTCCGCCGCACGAATCAGGATAAGCAGCGCGCGGTGAAGTCGGCCCTTCAGCATCCAGGGGGCGCAGGCCTGAGCGACGGTCAGATAGCGGTGCATGTCGGTGTCAGCGATCAGATGGTCCGCAATTACCGGCGCCAGATAGACGCCACTCCAAAAGTTTTGAAGTCAACCAAACGCAAGGGGCGCGACGGACGGACCATCAATGTGGCCAAGATCGGCAAGACGCCGGAAATGGCGCAGGATGCAGCACCGCCGCAGCCGCCGCAAAACGCGGGCACTGCGTCGGCGAGAAACACCGATCCGGACAACAGCCCGCCCGTCAGACGCGCGTCCGGCCGGACCGCGCGTTCGCAAAAGATCGACCGCATAGCGAGATTGACTCTCTCGCTAATTGAAGCCACAAAACATCTCGCCCATCTGGTCGGCTGGCTGGGCGAGATCGCTGGCGAATTCGACCAAGCGGAACAGCTGCTGTCGAACATCAACGACGCCGTCGCCACTGTGAGCGCGGAAATCGAACGAAAGGCGGTTGCAGCCGATCCGCTGAACGCATCCCGGTTGGGAATTGAGGAGAACAAATCATGACGTCACTAAAGGTCTTGTCCGGCGCACTGGACGAATTGACAGAAGGTCAGATCGTGCTGCGCGGGGTGATTGACCCCGCCTCGCTGGGAGGCTTGCTAAAGCCGGAATATCAACGCGAAACGCTCCGGGAAGCCACGATTGAGGGGTTAATGAAGGCGTTCCGGGACGGCACCGGGCGCGTGCCCGATGTGGAACTTGCGGTCCGCGGCGACCGTTACGGATGCGCCGACTCCGATGGAACCTACACGATCGCCGGTGACGTGTACATTATCGACGGACTCCAACGGATCAGTGCTGCCACGCGATTCGTGGATGACGGCGGCACGCCGCTGGTCGGCGCAATGCTTCACTTCGGCACCACGGAGGAATGGGAAAGGGAGCGGTTCGCCATCCTGAATATGCGCAGGACGCGGCTCTCCCCGAACGTCCTGCTTCGCAATCGTGCCGCGCAATGCCCCTCCCTCAGCCGTCTTTACGAGCTCTGCCGCGATGAATCGTTCGTGCTGTGCCAGCGGGTCTCGTGGTCGCAGTACATGCGCCGCGAGGAACTGCTGACGGCGTTGTCGTTCCTGAAGACGGTAATGCGCCTTCATTCCCAATTCGGGGCGGGTCGCTACGGGGTGGTTTCCGGAATGTGGCAGGCGCTGCCGCCCATGATGTCCACCGTGGGGCACTCCACAATGATTGAGAACGTCCAGGCGTTCTTTCAGCTCCTCGACAGCGCGTGGGGTATCCGCAGGATCCTCTACAAGGATCGCGCCACTCACTTGAAGTCCGCCTTTCTCTTTGCCCTGGCCGACGTGATCTCCGAGTATCCGGCGTTCTGGTGCGGGAAGAGCCTCCGCATCGACCGCGATATGCAGAAGAAGATCGGCCAGTTCGGACTGAACGACCCCAGCGTCCGGGCGATGGCTTGTAGCGGATCGAGTGTCGGGCTTTTGAGCCGGCTCATCGTGGACCACATCAACGCCGGAAAACGGATTCGACGGCTGGTCGCGCCCGATCCCTTTCAGGGTGGCACTCGCTGCGCAGTTTAGAACCGCAGCGCCGGAGCGCAAATCACTATGACGCAGCCACTCATCTCTACCTACTCCATGTGGTCGCTGTTCCGGAACTGCCGTAAGGCGGTGGACTGGCGCTACATCCAACACCTGGTCGGTCTGGAGCGTGATGGGAACCTCCATTTCGGCTCCCTCGTACACCAGTGCCTTGAACTGTGGCAGGAGTGCCGCGATCTCGGGCGCGTGCTGGATCTCATTGGCGCCCTCTGCCCTAACCGGCTGTATGACGATGGCCAGCGCCGGGACTGGCACAACGCCACGGCTCTGATGAAAGCTTACGCGGCGCGTTATGCGGCGGAAGAGTTCGAAGTGGTGGCGCTGGAGAAGACGTTCCAGGGTCCGATCGTCAACCCGGCCACCGGTGCGGCATCCCGCAGTTTTGTCCTCGCCGGCAAGGTCGACGGCATCGTGCGCATCGGCGACGACTACTTCCTCCTGGAGCACAAGACCGCTGCGCAACTGGACGCCGATTATCTGGAGCGGCTGTGGACGGACTTCCAGATCACCATCTACGCCTATTACGTGGAGCAGGCGATGGGTATCACCATCACCGGCATCCTCTACAACATTCTCGTCAAAGCCAAGCTCCAGCAGAGTAAAGGCGAAACGGAGGAAGAGTACCAAGCCCGCCGCGCGGAACTGCTGGCAAAGTCGAAGACGGGCAAGACGACCGCCAAGCGGAAGCTGCCGGAAACAGATGAAGAATTCCAGGAGCGCCTCGCGGAAAAGTACACCGATCCGGCCATGCTCCACCGGGAAATGCTCTACCTCTCCCGTGACCGCTTCGACATCCTCCGCAGCGAACTCTGGGAGCTGACCCAGGCATACCTCGACGCCCGCCGCCGCGGCGTCTTCTATCAGAACACCGGTTTTTGCTTCAACTTTCACAGGCCGTGCGCGTACTTCGCGCTGTGCCGCTCGAACGGTAATCCCAACGTCATCGAGAACTTCTACCAACGGGTGGCGCCCAACGAAGAACTGCGCGTGCTGCCCAACGATCCCGCCGAGACCACTTTCTAAAAGGAGACTACGCAACCATGCCGTTACCGACAACGAAAACTCAACCCAAGCCTGACCTGGCCGATCTTACCGTGCTGGTGTATGGGCAGACGAAAATCGGGAAGTCCACCCTCTGCTCGCATGCCGATAGCGCGCTCTTCCTGGCCACCGAACCCGGACTCAACGCCCTGGATGTCTACCAGGTGCCCATTCAGTCCTGGGAGGATCTGCGCAAGGCGTGCGCCGAAATCGTAGAGGGCAACCACCCGTTCAAGACGGTGATCCTGGACACCATCGACAACGCCTACAAGTTCTGCACCGAGTACATCCTGGCAAAGTTTAAAGTGGAGCACGAATCCGACTTGGGCTACGGCAAGGGCTATGCGCTGGTCAACAACGAGTTCCAGCGCGTCCTCACCAAGCTCGCATTCCTGCCCTACGGGCTGTTCCTCATCTCGCACGCCAAGGAGATGGAGGTGGACTCGCGCACCGGCAAGTACATGCGGGTGGTGCCGACGCTGCCAGACAAGGCGCGCAAGATCGTGCTCGGGATGGCCGACATGGTGCTGTTCTGCGATCTCGAAGCCATCACCGGCGAAAAAGGGGAGCAGAGCATGCGGCGTGTGATCCGCACCAAGCCCAGCCTGTACTACGAGGCCGGCGACCGCACGGGCCGGCTTCCCGAGACGCTGGACCTCGACTTCGGCAAATTCAAGGAGTCCTATAACGCGGCGACGGTAACGGCGCCAACGGCCAGGGCTGTGGAGCCCAACCGTCCGGGGCAGGCAGCGGCAAAGCAGTAATTCATCACACCAGGAGAACAACACATGGCTAACAAATCGATCGATCTGACTCAGTTTGACGACGACTTCCAGAGTGAAACTCCGGCGGAGCGCTCCGACATGGAGAGCGTTCCGGACGGGAAGTATCAGGTTGTCGTTGAAAAGGTGGAAATCGCTGAGGCGCACACCACCGGTAACCCGATGCTGAAGTGGACGCTCCGCGTCCTCGCGCCGCGCCACGTCAACCGCCTCATGTGGCGCAACAGCGTGTTCACCCCGAACACTTTGAAGTTCGTAAAGACCGACCTGCACCTCTGCGGTCTGGACCTGGAGAAGCTGTCGGACCTACCCAGGAATCTCAGCAAACTGCTCGACGTCAAGCTCGAGGTCACCAAGAAGACCAAGGGCGACAACGAGAACATCTACTTCAACAGCCGCATCGTAAACGACCGGACACCGGCCAAGTTCCGGCAGGAGGCGGGGGACGCGCTTGTCCCGTTCTAGCCCGGCGCTGGTCACGCTGATCGCCGATACGAGAGAGCAGGAGCCGTTTTCATTCGATTCCCGGCTGGTGATGGTGGAACGCCACGCGCTGCCAGCCGGGGATTACTCGGTCGCAGGCATGGAGAGCGTGGTCGCCGTGGAACGGAAGACGCTCGACGATTTCGTCTCCACGGTGATTCACCAGCGAGCCCGCTTCAGGCTTGAGCTTCGCAAACTGGCCGGCTATCGCGCGGCTTGCGTGGTGGTCGAGGCAGGCCTCCTGGAAGTGCTGCAGGGACGCTACCGGGGTGGCGCCCATCCGAACGCCGTGCTCGGCAACGCGCTCTCCATCACGCTCGACTACCGCATCCCTGTGTTTTTCTGTTCCAGCCGGCAGGCGGCCTGTCAGTTCGTGCAGGCCTATCTGCTCGGCGCTCACGCGAGGTGGAATGCATGACGAAGGCGGCAACCCAAGAGGTCCGATGTTCTCTCCGTGGCATCGTGGAAGTAGTTTTCTACTCGGGCCCGGCGTTCAGCGCCGGGCGCCTCCGCACATCCGACGGTCATCTCATCACTTTTGCCGGCAAGGTGTTTGCCAGGGAGAATGATGCGGTTCAGTTGGAAGGCCAGTGGACCAACCATCCGAAGTACGGCCGGCAATTCGCGGCCGACTGCATGGGCTTCGATCAGCAGATGGACGTGGATGGGCTGGCGAACTTCCTGGCGAATCACCCGGACGTGAAAGGGATCGGCCCGGTCAAAGCCCGGCTGATCGCCGACTATTTCGGCGCGCGCTTCGACGCGGCGATCCGCAGTCAGCCCGAGACCGTGGCTGCAATTGCGAAGGCGCCGGTGGAAGCGATCCTGGATCTCCAACGCATCTGGATTGCCAACAGCGACTTCAACGCCGCGATGACGTACTTGTCCCGTTTCGGGCTCACGCATCACCAGGTGACAACGCTGGTGGGCAAATTCGGCAGCCAGGTGGTGCCGATCCTTGAGGGCGATCCCTATGTGCTGATGCGGGAAATCACCGGCTACGGCTTCAAACGCGTCGACAAGATCGCCCGCAAGATGGGCACGCCGAAGGATCTGCCATCGCGGCTTCGTGCGGGGCTTCACTACAGCGTGTTGGCGGCGCTCGATGATGGCGATTGCTGGGTCGAATACGAGGATCTGCTGGACCGCGCCAACACGCTGCTGGTGATGGACACGCTCGATAGTCGCGAGGTGATCGAGGGGCATCTCGAAGCCCTGATTGCCGAGGGGCGGCTTTTCTCGCAACCGTTCGAGCGGTTGGTAGTTGCCCATCCGGAGATCCACCGGATGGAGACGGAGCTCGCCGAAATCCTCAAAACCGCCGGCGAGCGCAGCCCGCACGCTGTCACGGAGGTAGAGCATCTTCTCGACGCTGAGGGCGGCGAATTGAATCCCGAGCAGCGCGATGCTGTTGGGAACGCTCTCAGGTTCTCCATCTCCCTGATGACGGGCGGCGCTGGTAGCGGCAAAACTTACGCTGTATCGACGATTGCCAGCATCGCCGAGCGGCTGGAATTGAAGGTCGTGTTGGCTGCGCCCACTGGCAAAGCCGCCAAACGCCTCGAGGAAGTCGTCGGCCATGAAGCGAGCACGATTCATCGCCTGTTGGGCTTCAACGGCCAAACGTATTCGCGGGACGCGCTGAACCCGATTGATACCGACATTCTCGTCGTGGACGAGGTTTCGATGATGGATGTCCCGCTTGCGTGGCGGTTATTCCAGGCGGTGGATCGTAAGCGCACCGCCGTGGTTCTTGTTGGCGATCACAACCAGTTGCCGCCGGTGGGCCCGGGTAACCTCCTGCGGGACCTTGTGCGGTCCATGGCGATCCCGACCACGGTGCTGACACGGATCATTCGCCAGGCCGGTGTTCTGAAGGAGAACTCCACCGCCATCCTCACCGGCGAGGTGCGGCCCACGTCGGATTCGTTCGTCGGCGCGCGGCGGCCGTGGTACGTCATCGACAAATTCGCGGACCGCGAGGATGTGCGCCGAATGCTGCTGCTCCTCTTCGAGGAAGTGCTGCAGGAGCGACTCGGTTACGACCTGATTCGTGAAGTTCAGGTGCTCACGCCGACCCACAAAGGCCCGCTCGGCACGGTGGAGTTGAATATCGAGTTGCAGCGCCTCTTGCAGCAAAAGTTGTTCGGCGTCGATGTGGCTACCGTCGAGGCTGGCCACCGCGCGCGGCCATATCCGGGTGACAAGGTGATCCAGACGAAGAACGACTACGAATTGGGCGTCATGAACGGCGCGATGGGCATCGTGGTTGACGCCACGAAGGATGGCAGTCTTTCCGTCGATTTCGATGGCCGGCGAGTAGAAATCAAGAGTGGCAGCGATGCGCTCGGCAATATCCAGTTGGCCTACGCGACGTCGATCCACAAAGTACAGGGATCGGAGTTTCCCTGCGCGGTCGTGATCGCCCATAAGTCGCATTCCTTCATGCACCACCGCAATCTGCTGTACACCGCGGTAACGCGCGCGAAAAACTCCGTGATTCTTCTCGGGGACCGGTGGGGCATCGACAACTGCGCCGCTAAACGCCAGGTGGACCGCCGAAACACCTTTCTCTCCTTCCTGCTCCACCCGGAGACCCGGCAGTGACTGCGCCTCCGGTAGATGTCCACACTTACTACCGGCAGGTGACCGATGTGGACATCGGCGAGATCGCCCGCGAACTGCTCGGCGATCGCATCACGCAGGAATCGCGGCAGAACCTGTTCTGCGATTGCCCGAACCACCGGAGCCAGTCGCACCGCTCGCTTCATGTCTGGCTCGACAAGCAGGGCTGGTTCTGCCACGCCTGCAGCACCGGCGGCGATGTGCTGCAGTTGGTCGAGTTCGTCCGGTTCGGCGTGGTCACCCGCGGGCAGTCTGGCTCCATGCCGGATTCCCACCGGCAGGCACGCGACTTCCTGGCGGCACGCGTTCGACTGCCGCCGTTGTCGAAGCTCGCTTCGGGCAGCCCGGAACAGGCCGAGGAAGCTCACCAGCTCACGCTTCGCGTACGTGAGGCGCTGACCGCGTTTGCAGACGTGTATCACCAGCGCCTAGTCGGGAATCCGGAAGTTCTCGCCTGGTTTCGGGGGAAATACGGAATCAGCGAGGAGACTGTCAGCCGGCTCCAGATCGGGTATGCGGAGAATGGCCTGCCCAGCGTAGCGCGCACGTTGATGGACGGGCCGGGCGCCTTCACCATGCGCGAACTGGCGGCCACCTCCGTCTTCCGGCCCACCGCGCAGGACGGGCTGGTCCCGTTCTTCGATGGCCGGATCGTCTTCCCATATTGGAGTCGCGGGCACGTCGTCTTCATGATCGGACGGAGCACGCCTTGGACACCGGATCACGAATGGGAAAAGTCGAAGTACAAGAAACTGGCGATCCGCAATGACCGCAACAACAGCCACGTTTCGCCGTACATCCGGAACGACGTCCTCTACAACGAGGATGTGCTGCTCGCGCGGCCTGAGCGGGTCATCATCACTGAAGGCGTCACGGATTGCATTTCCCTGATGGAGCACGGATTCCCGGTGGTGTCGCCGGTGACGGTCCAGATCCGCGAGGCCGATTGGGAACGGTTGCTGCCGAAACTCGCCGGCGTGAAGACCGTCTACATCTGCCAGGACAACGAGGTTTCCGAGGCCGGGATGCAGGGTGCGCTGAAGACGGCGCGCATCCTAGCACAGCACGAAATTGTCACACGGGTGGCTGTCTTGCCTCTTGGCAAAAAGCAGCAGACCGCGCGCGAGACGCTCGCCAGTCTGCCTGGCGGCAGCGCCGAGGCCGACGCGTTGATGGCCGACGCGAAGATCGATGTTAACGAGTTCTTCGCGTCCGGCAAGACGGCGGCCGATTTCGAAGCCATCCTCGCGGCCGCGCAGACCCCGCTCGAACTGGCGATCTCGAAACTCAGTACCGATATCCCAGATGCTGATCTCAGCCGGTTGCTCAACCCTATCCTGTCGGAGGTCGGCCGGCTCGATCCCATTCAGCAGGACTGGCACCTCAGGTTGATCCAGACGCGGTGCGGCAAGCTCCGAATGCCGGTCGCCACGTTGCGGAAGCAGTTGAAGGTGGTGGAGATCGCCCGCCCAAAAACGAAGCCGGGCGCATCCAGCAACGGCGGCTTCCGGGATGACGCGGCTTCGGAGCCCGGCGCCGGGCTGGAGGCAACGCCGCTGCGAAGCATCCAGGTTAACAACCGGCAATTGCGCGACATCATAGCCGATGCGTGGAGCGCCATCCATAGCATCAATGACGCCAAGGAGCCGGACGGAGCGGAGCGGCCGTTCCTTTTCCAAAACGGCGGGGCCTTGGTGCGAATCGTCGGCACGGACGTCCACACGAGAATCGAGGCGCTCGGCGACACGGCAATGTACGGAATTCTGGCTCGCAGCGCTGACTGGCACAACGTGACCGAGGAGGCGGTCACCGCCGCTCCGCCCTCGAGAGACACCGCACGCGACATGCTAGTGAACCCGGATCCGGGACTTCCGCCGCTCGATTCCGTAGTTCGCACCCCAACTTTTGGAAAGGACGCAATGCTGATTACCACTCCCGGTTACCATCGTTCGGACGCGCTTTGGATGTTCCCTGATGACTCCCTGGACATCCCGGAAGTCTCAACGAATCCGTCACGCGAACAGATCGCGTGCGCCAGGTCGTTGCTAGTGGATGAACTGCTCGTGGACTTCCCGTTCGTGAAGGAGTCGGACCGCGCGCATGCCATTGCCGCGATCCTTCTCCCCTTTCTACGGCGCATGATCGCCGGTCTCGCTCCGATTCACCTGATCGAAGCTCCCACACAGGGCTCCGGTAAGGGGCTGCTGGCCAGCTTAATCTCCATCGTTTCGACGGGTTTGGCGGCCGAGGGCCGGACCGTGCCGGAGAACGAAGACGAAGTCCGGAAGATGATTACCGCGGAGTTGGTCACGGGTCGCCCGATCATTCTTCTCGATAACCTCAGCGAAAAACGGGTGCTGGAGTCGTCCGCGCTGGCGTCGGTGGTGACCGTGCCGTATTGGACGGACCGCCTCCTGGGCGAATCCGAGATGTTGCACCTTCGCAACAATGCTCTCTGGCTGATGACCGGGAATAATCCGCGGCTGTCGGCTGAACTCGGCCGGCGCTGCGTCCGACTGCGCATCGATCCGCGAATCGACATGCCGTGGCTGCGCGGCGGATTCAGGCACCCGCTGATTACCGAATGGGCACAGGAGAATCGTTCGGCGCTCGTACATGCCGCGCTCACGCTGATTCAGGCCTGGATCGCAGCGGGAAAGCCACTGCACGAAACGCGCCTGGGGTCCTTCGAGAAATGGTCGGAGGTCATGGGCGGCGTACTGGACATCGCCGGAATTCCCGGCTTCCTGGGAAACCTGAACGAACTCTACGCGGCGTCCGACGGCGATGGCCAATTGTGGCGGGAATTCACCGGCGCCTGGTGGGACGAATTCCGCGCAGTGCCGAAGAAGGTCTGCGACCTTACCCAGTTCTGTGAAGATCGTGACCTGATGCAAAACGTGCTTGGCGATGGGTCGACACGCTCGCAACAGACCCGGTTGGGCAAAGCGCTCGCCACGAAACGGGATCGGGTGTTCAACGGACTGACCGTAAAACGGATCGAGCAAGGCAAACACAAAGGTTCCGTCTTCTATGCGCTTGCCTCGGCTACCAGCACTGAGGGGAATTCTCCGCAAGGTCTGGACCTCCTGGAGTTGCGGGATGGGGACATTGACGCCGACGGTGGGGACGTTGGCAATTTTGGGGACGTTGGAGAAAAACGTCCCCATTCACTCGGCCCAATAGATCCAATCAGTTGCAAACCACTTGGGGACGTTGGGGACGTTGGGGACCTTTTTCCAGCTTCCTCACGCGAGGAATTCTCTCTCTCACACTCGTACACACATACGTGCGAGAGCGGCGCGCACATAAAGGATAGCCCGGAAAACGTCCCCAATGTCCCCAACGTCCCCATCGTTCTCGTAACAGAAACAAAACACGACATTTCATTCGTGGGGACGTTTGGGGCAGACGTCCCCATAATTTCCACACAACGTCCCCAACCGGGAAACCGCGGCGCGGTTGACCTGGCCAAGTTGCCGGAGACTGCCGCCACGGAACCTCCATGATGCGGGCCATCGCCACCCATTCGGATTTCAGGCGTTCGCATTCAACCAGGAGAGAAACGATGACCACGGTATTGACGGAGCAATGTGCCAGGTCGGCTGAGGACCCGCCATCTGGCGACTCGCCGGGTTGCCTGTTCGTGTCGACTTCCCTCGCAACCTGGACGACAGCGAACCCGGAGCAGTTCGCCCGAGACTTCCAGATCAACGACACGGTGTACCGGAGGCTCGATCCCGATTACTACGCCTGGCTGCGGTCGCGCATGGCCGTTGCCAAGAGGGCCGCGACTGCCGAGCATCTCGCTCCGGCCGCGTTTGAAGATTTGCGCGTGCGGTTCAACGCCGTGCATGATTGGGCCGTTAAGCACTTTGGCGAGGAACCACTGCTCGCTGCGGTGCGGACATTTCGTTCGGGCGACTACGATCCCCCGGTAGCCGAAGACGAAGGCCGGCATGTCCCGGTGCCGGGCCCGCGAAAATCCGCCGCTGATGACATCTCGCCGGAGGCAATGGCCTTGGTCGATTCGATCAGCGAGCAGGCACAATCGCTTGGCTGGAAGCGTGAAAGGCTGTATGCCGCGGGTGGCGGCCGTATTTTCGCCCCTGATCGCGGCCTCATCTGCTTTCTGAAGGCCGGCGACCGGATCGGCGAAGTCACGCTCCAGTCCATCGAGATCATTCACCCGCAGCCATCCGAAGTGCGCCATCGATTCTACAACCCGGATGTGGACCAACCGTGGGTGAAGAAAATTGCGAGCTCGTGAAAAAACACGAAAAAGCATCGTGCACTCCGGGTATTAGTAGATGAAGCGTCGGTTCGGACGACCAGCGCCAAGCGCACTCCCCGAAGGATCCCTTTCCCGTGCTGTAACTCCCTGCGGGCATACCCGCAATCCCACCTGGGCCTTACGCGAGAGCCATGAGCAAAAACATCCGAATCGAAAACCCGGTTTCCGGTTGTGGACTCACGTCGAAGAACCGCGCCAACCGGTTTGTGGCGCAAGGACGTGCGGAGTGGGTGCAGGCCGGAGTCTCGATCCGTTTTGTTCAGTCGGACCATCGGCATAACTCGGCACAGAACTCCGTGGACGCGACGCGCTGGTCGTATGATCGGGCGGCTCACACAGGCATGGCGGGACTCGCGGAGTTGGCAAACCTGCCTATGATCGCACCCGGCGTCGCGCTGGGACTTGGGCGACGCAAGGGTGCCAGTAGACATACTTTCCTGGCGACCGAAGGGTTCTGAGGCGGATGACTTCAAAAGTTTTGAAGTCGCTGCCTACGACGAGTGAGGTTAAGCCATGCCGAGCATGATCACGCCAGAGCGACTGGCCGAGCGGGTGTGCAGGTCGCTCAATGTCCCTGCGAAGGACAACGCCGAGAACTTGGCCGAGATACTGCGAACCGCACTGAGTGAGACCCGCGACCGAGCGATCGGAGCGGCGAAGGCGGTTTGCCTCGAGATCGCGGAGGACGAAGCCGAGCGATGCCGCAGCGTAGGTGCGACCGTAGCGCAGCAGACCGCGCTTACAGTCGCGGCACGTATCCGAAAGCGTTACGTCGAAGTGCGGTCGTAGCGGACAGGTGCGGCAGGGTGCGCCCGACGCGGCGGGTGGGCCATCCAGCCAACCCGAAGGAAGACGGCGCGACACGGGCCAACCCGGCGAGAACGGGTGGCATCGGGCGCCAAGCGGGCCTACCGGATCGAATCCTGGGTCCTCCCCGGCCACTTTCGGCGGCGGGTGGAATGGTGGCACAAAGTCTCTAGTTACTTGCACTTATTCAGGTGGTCACGGTAGGTGGTCAGCGTGGTCACCCCAGCGTGCGGCGCGGACGGGGCCGCAGGAACCCACAATAGATGTCCACACTTCCGCCGACCATTACGCCCGCGATGGCGCGGCTCATCGAGATCTGGCCCACCGACCGTTTGGTGCCGTACGCCAAGAACGCGCGCACGCATTCTTCGGAGCAGGTTGCGCAGATCGCGGCGTCCATCGTGGAGTTTGGATTTGTGAATCCGATCCTTGTCGATTCCACGGATGGGATCGTTGCCGGCCACGGTCGCCTCCTTGCTGCCCGCAAGTTGGGTCTTGCGGAGGTTCCGGTGGTGGTATTGGGCCACTTGAGCGAGATTCAACGGCGGGCGTACATCATCGCGGACAACCAGCTTGCACTTAATGCCGGGTGGAACGATGAGCTTCTACGGGGCGTATTGGAGTCGCTTGGGGCGGATGGATTCAACCTGTCGCTGGTGGGGTTCTCCGACGAGGAACTCGTCGTGCTGCTTGGCAGCGCCGAACCGGAGCCTGCCGCCGCCGTCGAGGAAGAAGCGGTTCCCGAACCTCCCGCGCAGCCGGTTACGATGCCCGGGGATGTGTGGTTGATCGGACGTCACCGTCTGATCTGTGGCGACTGCCGGGACGCCGATGTCGTCGGGAAGTTGATGGCCGGCGCCAATGCGAACATGGCGATCACGTCGCCGCCCTACGCCACGCAGCGCGAGTACGATCCATCAAGCGGGTTCAAGCCGGTGCCACCCGAGGAGTACGTGGAGTGGTACCGCGCGGTGGCCGCAGGCATCGAGTCGGTGCTGGCACCGGACGGTTCCTACTTCCTGAACATCAAGGCGCACGCCGACGAGGGCGAGCGGAATCTATACGTGATGGACCTGGTGCTGGCTCACCGGCGGGCGTGGGGCTGGCGGTTCGTGGATGAATTCTGCTGGCGGAAAACTGACAATGGCGTGCCTGGCGGTTGGCAAAACCGCTTCAAGAACGCATGGGAACCTGTGTTCCACTTCTGCCGCCAGCAGCAGATCAAGTTCCGCGCGGAGGCGGTGAGTCACGAGTCGGAGGACTGCTTCGACTACTCGCCCGACAATCCGAAATCGAACTCCGGGAGCGGTCTCCTGGGGACCGGGGCGCGCGGAGATGCGGCAGGAAAGCTCGGTGCCGGTGACGACGCAGGACGACATCGGGGAGCAGCGCGCCCCAGCAACGTAGTCGACGTGAAGACCGAGAGCAGCCAGGGATCGCACTCGGCGCCGTTCCCACGCGCGCTGGTCGAGTTCTTCGTGAAAGCGTTCTCCGATCCCGGCGATGTAGTCTTTGATCCCTTCCTCGGGAGCGGAACCACGATGGCCGCTGCCCACGTGCTGGGCCGCGCGGGATACGGCTGCGAGATCTCGCCGGCGTACTGCGACGTGATCCTGCGCCGGATCGAGAAGTTGGCCGAAACAGAACCGGTCCTTGCGGAGACCGGAAAGACGTTCAGCGAAGTCGCGGCGGGCCGGGGTGTCTCTGCAGTGGAGGGTACCGATCTGCGCCAACGCGACTCGAAATCCATTCGCCGCAAACCCAACGGCATGCCTTGCTACGGAGCCAAAGGCAAGCCGTAAACGAAGTTCAACCCCAAACCAACAAGGAGAAAACGAGTATGCCCGAAGTAGCCACTCCGAACCAGGCCGAACGCGAGTTCGAAACCGGGACGGACGAATCGTTCAAAAACGCCAACGCCACCGGCAGCGAGGCCCACAACGAGAACCAGCGGGTCACGTACGCCAACATCAAGCGCACCTACGACGTGTACCAGGATCTCGACGTCCAGGCCGCGCGCCAATCCCTGATCGAGACCACGCGACTGAACCAGATCGCGTCGCAGGCTCTCCAGAACGCGGTCGAGACCGCCAACATGGTCGGGAAGCAGGCCATCCGACACGCCGATGTCGCCGCCGATGCTCTGTGGACCGACGAGCTCAATCCGGTGACGCGTGGCGCCGGTTCGAACATCACCGCGGGCAGCGTACCCGCCAACCGCGCGATCGATGTGAGCGCCGCCGGCGTGGGCGTGGATGCCCAGGCCGTGGCCGCCGCCGTCGCCAAGCAGGTGGACGCGACCATCACTCCGGTGCTCGCCACCCTTCAGCAGATCGTCCAGGCACTGACCACGGCGACCACGGCAATTGCCAACGTCGTGAACCAGTCGCAGCCGAAGACGGTGTAGTTCTTCCCTCCGAACCGGGGCGGTCCTCAAGCCGCCCCCACTTTTCAATGGAGACACAATAACGATGAATACTCTGCTGATCATCCTCAAGCTTTTCCCCCTGATCTTGGCAGCGGTCCAAGCCGTTGAGCAAGCGATACCGCTGCCCGGTCAGGGAAACAAAAAGCTGGAACTCGTGCTCGACGTGCTCAAGTCCGCTTATGACGGGAGCGCGGACTTGGCGAGCCAATTCAGTTGGGACAAGCTCGTCGCGGTAGTCGTGCCGATGATCGCCAGGATCGTCGATCTGCACAACGCGCTAGGCCTGTTCCAGAAACCCGCTCAACCCAAACTCGTATGACGAACCTGCAGGTGGTGACGTGGCCGGTTGAGAAGCTGATTCCTTACGCCCGGAATGCGCGCACACATAGTGCGGAACAGGTCGCCCAAGTCGCGGCGTCGATCGCCGAGTTTGGGTGGACGAATCCGATTCTTGCCGGTGCAGATGGAATCGTTATCGCCGGCCACGCGCGCCTGCTCGCTGCTCGTAAACTGGGCATGACCGAAGTTCCGGTCATCGTCCTCGATCACCTGACCGAATCCCAACGCCGCGCGTTGGTGCTGGCCGACAACCGACTGGCACTCAACGCCGGATGGGATGAGGAAATGCTACGCGTGGAGATGGCCGCGCTCGATGAGGGCGGGTTCAATCTCGAGGTGGTCGGATTCACCGATGAAGAGATCGAAGGACTGCTTCGCGACCCCGAAGACGTCCACCTCGGCAACACTGACGATGACGCTGTGCCGGAGACTCCGGAGAGTGCAATCACTGTGCCGGGTGATGTCTGGCTCTTGGGCCGGCACCGGTTGCTCTGCGGGGACTCCGTTCAGATGGAGTGCTTAGAGAAGGTCCTCGCCGGTGGCCTGGCCGATATGGTTTTCTGCGATCCACCGTACAACGTGAACTACGGCGCGACGATGAAGGACAAACTCCGCGGCAAGAAGCGGAAGATCGCCAACGACGACCTGGGCCAGGACTTCGAACAGTTCCTGCGGGACGCATGCGTGAACATGCTGGCGGTCACCAAGGGAGCGATCTACGTCTGCATGTCCTCGTCAGAGATCCACACGCTGCAGCGTGTATTCCGCGAAGCGGGCGGGCACTGGTCCACTTTCGTCGTGTGGGCGAAGAACACTTTCACGATGGGGCGGTCTGACTACCAGCGCCAGTACGAACCGATCCTCTACGGATGGAAGGAAGGCACGGATCACTTTTGGTGCGGTGCCCGCGACCAGGGCGATGTGTGGTTCATCAAGAAGCCGCACGTTAACGACCTGCACCCGACGATGAAGCCGGTCGAGTTGGTGGAGCGAGCCGTCCGGAACAGCAGCAAGGACCGCGACACGGTGCTCGATCCGTTCGGCGGGTCTGGCACGACACTGATCGCGTGCGAGAAGACCAGCCGCCAGGCGCGCCTCATCGAATTGGAGCCGAAGTACTGCGACGTGATCATCCGCCGATGGCAGGAGTTTAGCGGCGCGGAGGCGTCGTTGGATGGTGACGGTAGAAGCTTCACCGCGATTGCCGCGGAGCGAAACCCAGTGGCGGCGTGAGGTGGACCGTTGCCGTGCGGAGATTGCCAGCGCGGAGCGACTCCTACGCAGTGGCCACCCTGACATCGCCGGCCTTTGCCTCGCGCTGGCCGATTGGTCGGCGGAGTTGAGGATTCTTAAGGGGACTTCATGGAAGAACGAATCATCCAGTATTTGATTCCGGCAACCGGCTTGATCACAGGTTTGATCGGCGCCTACGTTGGGCTCCAGAACCGCGCCTTACTGGCGGAAGTCCGGAAGGAACTGGCGGAGTTGGAGAACCGGATCTTCACTCGCATTAACGGCACGTATGTGAGGCGGGGGGAATGTGAGCTACGCGAGGAACTTGTTCACGAAAGGCTCACCGCAATCGCTGATGAGTTGAGGAACAAAGACGCCGCCGGTCGTTGAGGCCGGCGGCGGTGTGGTACGCCGTGCTACTGCGCCAGTTTGTAAGCGCGGGTGCCATCGGGGCGTTTGAAGGATTCGACGGTGAGGCCCATCTTCTTGCCCAGGCTGCCGGAGATGAAGCCGCGGACGCTGTGCGCCTGCCAGTCGGTAGCGGACATGATGTCGGCGAGCGTGGCGCCGTCGGGGCGCTTGAGCATGTCGAGGACGATTGCCTTCTTGCTGCCGTCGCGCACCGTGGGTGCCGCATCCTTGGCTGTGGCGCCCTTGGTCGCCTTGGCCTTCTTCGGCGCGACGGGGGCCGCCTGGGGCGCGGGCGCAGGCGTCAGGGCTTGGATGGCCTTCCAGATCCGGTTGACCGCCGTCTTGCGGTCCGTGAACTTCTTGACCGGCTTGATGCCGTCGAAGGGCACCACTCCGGCGAAGGCGTTCCAGACCTCGGGGAAGCGGTTGAGGGGCCACTCGGCGGAGAGCTTGGCGAACTCCTTCTCGGTAGCGAAACGGTCTTGGCCTTCGGGAACTTGCTCGGCGGCGGTGAAGGCTGTGATGTTGTTGTCGGTGGCAATTGCGAACGTGGTCATGGTTTTCTCCTGATTCAAAACTCGATCTCGTCGACGATCCGGCGCGCCTCGTCGGGGCTGATTTCCTGTGCGTGAGGCACCTCCGAGCGGAGGCGTGCGGCCGTCCGGATGCGGATCTCGCGGCCGGTGGCGAGGTTGGTGCCGTACCAGCCGCCGCGTGGGTGTTCGCGGGTGAGGCGGACTTTGGCCAGCGTGCCGCTGACCTTGACGATGTAGGTCGATCCGACCCTGATGTTTTGCTTTTGCATGGTTAGTAGTCCAGTCCTTTCTGGTCCACCGCACTTCGGTCGCCGAGACTGGCGAGGATGTAGGCGAGTTCCTCGGTGACGCGGCCCAGGTCGCCGGCGTACCCCCAGTTGGCGGGTTCCTGCGCCTGGTCCTTCTTGTGCTGCTCCAGGCGGCTGGCGATGCGGTTCAGTAGGTCCTGGCACTCGGCGTGGCGTTCCGCGTAGCAGGCGGCGGCGGTTTGCTTGGTGGTCTTGGCGGTGCGTGGCATCGAACACATACATCACTTCGGTGGCGGCGGAAAGCAAGGCCATAGTTCGACTTTTCGGAAGAAAGATTCAATGGCGGCGGTTATGGGATTAACTGACCGCCCGGTGTCCCAATGACTGGAATTTCTCAACGGGCGTATGCACGGTTGCGCGGTGTTGCCCTCAGCGCGGTGCAGAAGGCCATCAAGACGAAGCGGATCACGCCGAACGCGGACGGGACCCTCGATCCGGAGCGGGCGAACCAGGAATGGGAAAGGAACACGTTCGCCGGCAAGACGCTGCATCAGGCAACCAGGCCGCCAGTGGTGCCGATCAGTGCGCCTGCGCCGCCGCGAGTCGGTTCAGGCATGCCGGGTCAGCCTGACGTGTCGAGCGATCCGGTCGCCGCCTATCTGCGGGCCCGCGCCGTGAGCGAGACGTTTAAGGCGAAGACGGCGCAGTTGGAGTATGAGGAGCGAGCCGGGAAACTGATCCAGGCGACCAAGGCCGGTGAATATGCCGCGCACTGGTCGGCGATCGTCGGTGATGCGCTGTCAGCATACCCGGATCGTGTGGCGCCGCTGGTTGCAGCCGCGAAAACGGAAGCGGAGATTCACCGGATACTCACAGGCGAAACGAATGCGCTGCGCCGCAAGATGGCGAAAGCGATCTCGGACGCTGGTTACTGATGGAAACACCATTCTCGATGTACCAGGTTGGAGCGGAGGCATTGCTGCCACCACGGGATATCTCCGTGTCGCAGTGGGCCGATGAGAATGTGGTGCTTACCGGATCCGGCTCGGCGGAACGGGGCCAATGGCACACGCGACCGTACCAGCGGGAGCCGATGGACGTCCTCGGCCCGAGTCATCCGTGCAAGCAGGTGGTGTTGATGTCCGCGGCACAGATGCTCAAGACCTCGATAATGGTCAACTTTCTGGGATACATCGCGGACGTAGATCCAGGCCCGACGCTGGCCGTGGAACCGCGCTCGGAAGATGCCAAGGCGCTTTCCAAGGATCGCGTCGCGCCGTTGTTCCGGCACTCGCCCGCACTCCGCGGGAAGCTCGCCGCGGTGAAGTCACGCGATTCCAACAACACGGCGATGCACAAGGTGTTCGCCAACGGCTCCGGCCACATCACCTTCACGGGCGCCATCTCGCCGTCTGGCCTGGCCATGCGTCCGATCCGGTACCTGTTGCTGGACGAGATTGACAGGTATCCCACCAGCGCCGGATCGGAGGGCGACCCCGTGTCGCTGGCGATGCAGCGGACCGGTGAGTTCGAGCACAACAAGAAGGTGATCATGTGCTCGACTCCGACCGTCGACGGGGAGAGCCGGATCCAGGCTGCATGGAACACGAGCGACCAGCGGGAGTACTTCGTGCCGTGCCCGAAGTGCAACCACTTCCAGATTCTGGTGTTCAGCGACGGCACCGACGGCGGGCTGGTGTGGCCGGAAGGCGAACCGGAGAAGGCCGCCTACTGCTGCGAGGAGTGCAAGGAACTCATCCCGCACAACCAGAAGTCGTGGATGGTGGAGCGCGGCGAGTACCGTCCGCAGAATCCTGGCTCGCCGATTCCGGGATTCCGGGTGTCGCAATTGATCTCGCCGAAGCGGTCCTGGGGAACGATCGCCGCGGAGTTCCTGGTCGCCAACGAGTCGAGAGAGACGCTCAAGGCGTTCCTGAACACGGTACTGGCGGAACTCTGGACGGAACGCGGGTCGGCGCCCGACTGGGAAAAGCTCTATCTGCGGCGCGAGGATTTCGAGCTCGGGATCGTGCCGGCGAAGGGATCGCTGCTTGTGGCTGGCGTCGACGTGCAGGACGACCGCCTCGAAGTGGAGATCAAGGCATACGGGCGGGGCAAGGAGTCCTGGTCGGTGGATTACCGGGTGATCCAAGTGCCCGACCAGGCGGGGCAACCGCTCAAAACGTCCTCGCCGGAAGTCTGGCGGGAGTTGGAAGCGTTGCTAGCGGTGGACTGGCCGCGCGAGTCGGGTGGCACCATGCCCATCATGGCCATGACGATCGACTCGGGCTTCCGGCCGCAGATGGTGTACGAGTTTGCCGCGCGCCACCCGCAACCGGCGCACGGGCCGGCAGGCGACGCGATCGCTGCGCCGCGCACCGTGGTGGCCACCAAGGGCAAGCCTGACTTTCTGAAACTGATCGTGTCGGTGTCGCCTACCGACGCTTCGCGCAAACGGCAGAACGTGCGGATCTGGCACATTGGCACGCACTGGGCGAAACAGGAGTTCTACGACTGGCTCCGGATCGTGCTGCCCGATGATGGCACCTACCCGCCCGGCTACCAGCACTACGCCTACAAGGATCAGGACTTCTATCGCGGGCTCTGCTCCGAGTCGCGGATCATCCGGGCGAGTGGCAACGTGGAGTGGGTACCGGATAAGTCGGTCAGGAACGAACCACTCGACCTCGCGGTGCTCTGCCGCGCGGCTGCGGCGGTTTGTGGAATCGATCGCTTCACTGATGATGACTGGGCGGAACTCGAGGGGATCGCTCCGGCCACCGCACCGAAGACCCCGACCAATGACGGGTATTGGGGTGGCCGCGGTGACTTTTGGGGACCGCGTAGCGGTGGCGGGAACTGGTTCAAATGATCCAACTGACTGAACTGCAAACCATGCGCGACGCGCTGCAGCGCGCAATCTTCAGCGGTACGCGCCGTGTACAGTTCACCGACCGCGCGGTTGAGTACAACAGCGTCGACGACATGCGGAAGGCGCTCGCCGACATCGACAAAGCGATCGCCACCGCTTCGGGCTCGACGCCGTCCTCTTTCAGCCTCGCCATGCATAGCAGAGACTAGATGAACGCCCTCGACAAAGTGATCGGCTACTTCTCGCCCGAGCGGGCATTTCGGCGCGCGCGGTTTCGTGCGGCAACTGAGACGTTCGCTTACGACGGCGCGAAGTCCGGGCGCCGCACGGACGGATGGGTAGCTGCCGGCGGCGACGCGAACACTGAGATCGGCGCCTCCCTGATCAACCTGCGCAACCGCTCGCGCGACCTGCTGCGCAACAATCCGTACGCCAGCAAAGCCATCGCCGAACTGGTCGGGAACACGGTGGGAACCGGGATCGTTCCCCAGGCGAAGACGGGGACGCCGGCGCTCGACAAGATCATCGACGCCGAGTGGCTGTACTTCGCTGAGAACTGCGACCCGGGCGGGCAGTTGGACTTCTACGGGATGCAGGCGCTCATCGTGCGGACGACCGCCGAGAGCGGTGATGGCATCGTCCGGTTCCGGCCGCGGTTGCCGCAGGATAATTTCCGCGTGCCACTCCAGTTGCAGGTGCTGGAGGGGGACTTCCTGGACATCTCCAGGACGATGGGCATCGCTACCGGGCACATCGTGCAGGGCGTTCAATTCAACCTCTTCGGGCAACGCGAGTCGTACTGGCTTTACAACTACCACCCGGGCGGCGTCTTCATGCTGAATCCGCGCGGCGGGATTCTGAGCCAGCCTGTGCCGGCGTCCCAAGTAATGCACACCTACTGCATCCTGCGGCCCGGCCAGGTGCGCGGAGTGCCGTGGCTCGCGCCCGTCATGCTGGCGATGCGCGATCTCGATGACTACCGCGACGCGGAGCGCATGCGGAAGAAGACGGAGGCGTGCCTGGCGGGGATAGTCACGCGCCCGGAGGGTTCGGGCGGCCTGCCGCTCGGCGCGAAGTCCACCGATCCGAAAACCGGGAACACCTTGGAGCGGATGTATCCCGGCATGATCGAGTATTTGAAGCCGGGCGAGGACATCAAGTTCAACGCGCCGTCGCCGGCGGGCGGGTACCGCGACTACCTGATGACCGAACTCCAGGGAATCGGCGCAGGCATCGACGTTCCCTACGAGCTGCTGTCCGGCGATTTGTCGAACGTCAACTACTCCTCGTACCGCGCGGGCATGCTGGGGTTCCGCAACGCCATCGAGGCATTCCGGTGGCTGACGCTGATCCCGATGTACTGCCGCCCGACGTGGCGAAGGTTCATTGACACCCTGGTGTTCATCGGAAAGATCCCCGAGGCGAACTACGGCGTGCAATGGACGGCTCCCAAGTTCGAATCCGTGGATCCGCTGAAGGATGCCATGGCCGAGTTGAAGCGCATCCGCACCGGCACGTTGACCCTGTCGGAGGCCATCGCCCAGAACGGCTACGACCCCGAGAAGCAGTTGCAGGAGATCAAACGGATGAACGATCTGCTTGACGAGTTGCAGATCATCCTGGACTGCGATCCACGCAAAGTGAACGACAAGGGCGTCGAGCAGCAGACCGTCGGCGGTGAGACAACGCCCGCGCCAACCGCGAAGCAGACCGGCACGGTGAAGCATTCCGCCCGGCAGTGGGATTCGCCCACGCGTACCTACGCTTCATAAATCAACAGCTACAGGAAGGAGTCCTTATGCCCGAAGAAATCACTGGGACAGCGCCGGAGACTGCGCCGACGGAGGCCATCGCTGCTGCGGCGGCGGCGCCCGAGCCTCAACAGGAAAGCACGGAGTTCCAGGTCGAGCGCTTTACCGTGGAGGCCACCTTCGCTCCGCCGTCGGCTAACGATGACGCCCGCACCATCGACGCAGTCTGGTACACAGGCGCCAAGGTGCCCCGGTTCGATTGGCGCACTGGCGAGGAATACGACCTCATCCTCGACATGAAAGGCTGTCGTATGGACCGCCTCAACAACGGCGGTCCTGTGCTGGACTCGCACAGCGCGTACGGGGTGGAGAGTCAACTCGGCGTGGTGCGCAAGGCATGGGCGAAGAAATCCACCGGTCTGGCCACCATCCAGTTCAGCAAACGCGATGCCGTGACGTCGATTTGGAACGACGTCAAGGGTGGCATCATTCAGAACCTCAGCCCCGGCATGTGGATCTACAAGAAGGTCGACACCACGCCGAAGGGCCAGGAACGCAGGGAATTCACGGCGACGGATTGGGAGCCGTTCGAGATTTCCCTCGTGTCAGTGGCCGCCGACGCGGCAACGAATTTCATGTCGGCGGCGGGACCGCCACCGGCGCCACCGAGTGTAGTTGAAACGCAACGGGCATCTGCCCACACAAAGGAGACACCTGACATGGAAACGACCACGCAGGACCCGGGCGTAGAGGCCCGTCAGAACGAAGTAGCACTCGCCGCCGCGCGCGACGAGGCGGTGAAGGCGGAGCGGTTGCGCGCGAGCACCATTCGCGCGATCGCGACCGGCCCATTCAAAGTGGAGGAGAGCTTCCTCGCCGCGCTGATTGACGAGGGCGTGTCCATCGACACCGCTCGTGAGCGCATCATGACGAAGCTCGATGCCGAGTACCGGAAGAATCCTACCGTGCCGATTAACCCGCCCGCCACGTTCGGCGGCAAGGACGAGGTGGACAAGCGGCGCGAAGGGATGGAGGCTGCGTTGCTCCTGAGGGGCAACCCTCGGGCGTCTCGCGAGATGGTCGAAAAGGGCCGCGAGTTTGCCGGGCTCACCCTGGTGGACATGGCGCGCGAATGCCTGAATGCCGCCGGCGTGAAAACGCGCGGCATGGACCGGCACGAGATCGCTCGTGTGGCGCTCCAGGGCCGGCATGGCGCGTCCGAGTACTTCGGCGGAGCCATGACCACCAGCGACTTCCCCAACATCCTGGCGAACGTCGCCAACAAGACCCTGCGCCAGGCATATGAGGCTGCGCCCCGCACCTTCGTGCCCTTCTGCCGGCAGGTCACGGCCGCCGACTTCAAGCCGGTGAATCGCATTCAGTTGAGCGACATCGCCGCCTTGCAGAAGACCAATGAAAACGGGGAGTTCGTTCGCATCTATCTGGGCGATTCGAAGGAATCCTACGCGCTCACGACCTGGGGCGGTATCGTGCCGATCACACGCAAGGTGGTCCTCAACGACGACCTCCAGGCGTTGACCCGGATTCCCGCCGGTTTGGGCATCGCGGCCGCCACGCTCGAGAGCGACACCGTGTGGGCTGTGATCACGGCGAACGCGAACATGGCCGATGGACTGCCGCTGTTCCACGCCACGCACAAGAATCTGACGGCCACCAATGGCCTCGCGGCGGTGGCCAACATCACGGCGGCCCGCAAGGCGATGCGCAAGCAGACTGCGCCCAAAGGCACGATCCTGAACCTGATTCCCAAGTACCTGATCATCCCGGCGGCGCTCGAAGGCATTGCGGTCCAGATCACGAATCCCATCAATCTGGCGGCCACCGCATCCTCCGCCGACGTGCCCGCGTTCGTGCGTGCCATGGTGCCCATCGTGGAGCCACGCTTGGACGCGGTAGCCACGTACGGCGACACCAACTGGTACACGGCGGCCGACCCGAGCTCGATCGACACGATTGAGTACTGCTATCTCGAAGGGCAGCAGGGTGTCTACATCGAGACCCGACAGGGCTTCGAGGTGGACGGTGTCGAGATCAAGGCTCGCCTGGATTTTGCTGCCGCGGCGATCGACTTCCGCGGCTTGCAGAAGAACACCGCGGCGTAGGGCGGTTGAGTCAACAATCAACGAAAAGGAGAAAACATCATGATCAATTTCGTAAAAAGCGGTGACAATCTCACCCTTGTGGCGCCCTACGACGTGCTCTCCGGGGGCGGCTTGAAGGTGGGCAACGTCTTCGGTGTGGCCTCCTTCGACGCACTCTCGGGCAACAACGTCGAGTGCGAAGTCGAGGGTGTCTACGACCTCGCGAAGGACGCCAGCGTCTTTGCGCAGGGCGATTTGGCCTACTGGGACGACACGGCGAAGAAGGTGACGTCCACGGTCGGCAGCAACCTGCTTATCGGAGCGGTCGAGGTGGCTGCCGCGACGGGCGTCGCCGTTGTACGGGTGACCCTGTTTAGCGTGCCCGGCTTCTCGGGGCAGGCGCACGGCCTCAAGGTGGCGTATGCCAAGTACGACTTCAGCGTGGATGGTGGCGCCTCCTGCACGCCGACTGTCAGCGACACCATCCCGATCAACGCTGTCGTGTTCGGGGGCGGCGTGGTCTCGACTACCGCTGTCGCGGCGGCCGGAGCGGCCACGGTCTCGATCGGAACCGTTGCCGGTTCCGGTGCCGCCAGTATCTTGGCTGCCACTGCCAAGGCGTCGCTCGGGACGAACGCACTGGTCGTACCCACTGCCGTTGCGACGCCGTTCAAAATGTCCGCAGCCGGCAAGATCAACGTCACGATCGCCACCGGCCCGCTGACTGCGGGCGTGATCGAGGTCTGGGCGATGTACGCCACCGCCGCGGCCTAATCCCATGGCAGCGTGGTCACAACAGTCCGGCTTGGCGACCGCGGCTATCCTGGCCGCGTTCGGCCAACCGGTCTCTTACCAGCAGGGCACGGGTGATCCGTTCACGGTCATCGGCATCCTGGACAAGAGGACAGACGAGCAACGCCATCCCGACACGGTGTACGCGCGGCTGTTCGTGGGGCTGTCCAGCTTTTCGACGCCGCCTGGTCAGGGTGACGAGGTCACCGTCGACGGCGCGGTCTACACCGTTTTCGAAGTACTGAACGATCCCGCCGGCGGTTGCTGGCTTTCCATTCGCGAGAAGACCTGATGGCGTCGGTACGGGTGTTCTACAAGAAGCAGGTTCGGATCGATCAGATGAACTTCCGCCAGCAGTCGATGTTCAAGATCGGGACTGTTGGGGTGGCCGCCGTCAAAAACCGCCTGGCGGCCGCGCAAGGTCCGACCGATTCCCCCGCGAAGCCACTCACCAAGCGTTATGCGATCCAGAAGACAAAACTCGGCAGGGGGAACCGTCGCAACCTGATGATGACCGGCGACATGCTGCGGAACTTTCAGGTGCGCACGGTATCGGATAACAAGGCGAAGGCCAGTAACTCCACTCGCAAGGACCGGCTAAAGGCGTGGATCAACCAGAAGATCGAGCCATGGGTGGTGTTCTCGCCGAAGAACAAGGTGGCGGTGGCGGAGTCCGCGCGGCGGGTGCTGCAGGAGATGACGCCGAAGCTGATCCTGGAACGGGCGCTGGGCGGTAAACAACGATGATCGACACCTCTGTGCTGGTGGACAACTTCGTCGTTGTCCTGCGCGACATACCCGAACTGGTCGAGGAGATGGGCGGCGATCCGGAGCGAATCTACGCCTACCACGACCAGTACCCAAAGAAAGTAAGCCTGACGCACGCCATCCACCAGATGCCCGCACCGTCGATCATGGCGGTGTGGCAGGGCACGGCACCCGGCGCGTTCGGCGGGTTCGATGTGTGGAAGCATCAGGTCACGTTGTTCCTGCGCGCGCGGGAGACGTTCGATGGCGAACCGCCCACGCCGTATCAGCGGATGTTCCGGCTCATCACCAAAGGCGCTCCGGCCGCGAGCGGTGTGGCAATGAACGTGGTGACCGTTCACCCCAATTGCTACCCGATGGACCTCCCGTCGATCGGGCGGCAGACGGATGCGGAGGGACTGGACTATTTCGAAGTGCCCATCACATTTACGGAGATAGGCGATGAATGAACCGACCCGCGTTTGGATGCGCCCACCCTGGGGGCGCGGTGAGCCGAAGGAGGTTGATGCGACGCCCGACGTGCTCACGCCCCTCATGATTTCTGGCTGGGCCCAGTGCGAGCCGCCGACCAACGAGCAGGAGGTAACGACCAATGTCCACGACTAGGCTGCAAGAGGTCCTGGTCTGCTTCGGGAAGAAGAAGCAGGCCGATATCGCGACGGCGCAGGTTGCCGGCGACATGTGGCGGTTCAGCAAGTTGAACGCCGCGCTCGCGAACCCGAAACTGGCGACCGAAAACGACGCCGAAGAGTACGGCAAGGGCCACGAGTTCCCGACCGCCACGTTTAAGACGGCGTGGGACGTGGGCGCCACGCTTGAGAAATACCTCAGCGCGGAGATCGGCGCGTGGGCGGTCGCGTTCGGGTTGGGCAAGGTCGTCAAGAGCGGCGCTGGCCCGTACGTGTACACCTGCACTCCGCTCATGCCTGCGGCTGGCGATGCCGCGGAGTTGCCGTACCTCTCGTACGTCGAGCAGATCCGGCCCGGCGCGGGCGTCGTCCTCGACCGGCAGGCGGTTGGCCTGGCTGTGGAGGGTTTCCAGATCACCGTTGGCTCCGGTCCTGGCCGCGCCAACAGCAAGATCAGCGTCGAGTTGGTCGGGTCCGGCAAGGTCATCGACTCCGCGACCGGCATTACGATGCCCGCC